TGCGAGAGCCCCGCACGCCAGTTCCGCCAGTTGCGCCNGTTGCGCCTGTTGCGCCTGTTGCGCCAGTTGCGCCTGTTGGCCCCTGCGCGCCTGTTGCTCCTTGAATCAAGGACCATGAATAGTCGCCAGGCACTGAACTTTCTGTGGCTGTGGTCTTGTTTGTGGCGATGCCAATGTAAGTCTGGTTCGTCCAGGCTCCATTTGTGAACCCTGCTGTTCCTGTTGCGTTTGTGGCATAAGCAAACCAGGTATAGGTTGTTGTGCCATCAATGCCGTTCGTTCCCGGAATACCGTTGGTGCCATTTGTGCCGTTGGAACCAGCAGCGCCTTGAATCAGCGACCAAACATAGTCGCCAGGCACAGTTGACTCGGTTGCGCTTGTCTTGTTATTTGCAATGCCAATGTAGGTTTGATTGACCCATGCTCCGTTGGTGAAGCCTGCAGTCCCGGTGGAATTGGTTGCGTAGGCAATCCAGGTATAGGTTGTTACGCCATTGGTTCCGTTGGTTCCTGGAATGCCATTTGTGCCATCAACACCGTTTGTCCCGTTTTTCCCATTCGTCCCGGCAGCTCCAGTCGGAACGCTGGTTACTGCGGACCAAGTTACCGCTGAAGTTGCGGTTACAAGGCTGTCCGCAAAGATTTGACGCACAACGTAAAGGGTCTGCCCTGCAACTGCTGCAGTCGGATTTAAGCTCCAGCCATTCAGGGTTGCAGGGGCAGTGAATTGGCCAGTGGCCCAGGTGTATGTGGAGCTTCCCGCTGGAAACATTGTCGGTGCAGCCAAAGACCAGCAGTACATTTCCAGAATTGCCGTGCGTGTGCCGTTGGTTCCGGTGCCGGTGCTGCCGATTCTGGTGGCGGAAATAGGGGAGATGGCCATCATCGCTTGGCCGGCAAAGCCAACCGTGACGCTTACCCAGTTGTCATTTGAGGCAACAAACGCACCTGCGCACGTTGGGGTAAAGCTTGCGGTAAGCGATGTCCCGCTCAAGTGGCCACCGGCAGCCCAGCTAAAACTGGTGGGCGTTACCGGAATGCCGTTTTCGTACAGGGTGACCGAAAATGCAGATTGTGCGGGGGTTGGGTTTGCGCCGGCCGCATCAAAGGTGACAGTTCGCACGCCACCTGTAACACTGACGGCGTAATTCTTGCCATCGCGAGCTTCGGTGTAGCCGTCCAAGAACGACACATTGAGGTTCTGGCCAAGGCCAAAGATCACATTGCCCGCCAGGTCCTTGATGGTGAGTCCCCGGGAGTCGATCTTTNCGGCGGTAACCCCATTAGCGGCGATGTGCTCTGCGATGATGCTGTTGGCAGCAATTTCATCACCAGTGATGCTGTTGGCTGCGATCTGGTCAGCGGTGATCGAGTTGGCCACCAGTGCGCCTGCGTGAACGGTGCCAGGAACAATCAGGGAGCCGTCAACGATCGTTCCGTCCAGAATGCTCGTGGCGATACCGCCGTTGTTCAGGAAGACCAGGCAGTCCTGAATCGCAATCACCGGGTAGGTCGAGCTGGTTTGAAAGACAAGCGGGCTACTGAGCAGCCAGTAGACAAACTTGTCTGCCGTGTTGCCGTCGGCGATCAGGTACTCTGTTCCGTCATAGACAATACGAACAGACGACCATGCGATTTTTCCGTTGACTGGCGACTGGTTGAGTATTGAATATGACATGCTTTTTTATTGAAATATGTGGCAACATTGTAAGTCATTCATGACTTATGTGTGGGCTTAATAAATCTGGTGCCTTTTGGTCTTGAGCTTCTCTGCGGTGAGTGCTCCGGCGGCGATGTTGGCCCCAATGATCTCGCCGGGGATCAGGCCATCTCCGACCGACTTCGGAAAGGCACTGATCTGCGTTGACCAAGTCACGGAGTCTTTCCCAAAGACGTCAAACCCGAACGCCTTGACGTACCACTCTTCCGAAGACAGCATGGGGGCAAGGCTCAATTCAACGGCCGTCTCGCCCCCGGAGTAGACTAGATTGGTTGGACCCGGAACGAAGCCGCTGGTCTTGGATGCGTACACCTCGATGCCACCCCAGTCAGAGTCAATGGGCCGGTCGCATGAGAATTTGATTAACAGTATCCCGGGCGTTAGAACGCAGTTCAACAGCGCCGAGAGCTGCGGATTGAAGGCGACAAGCTCGGCGGGCGTTGACTTGAGTCCATTCACGGGAGAGATGGAGCGCACCTTGAACACCAGGTTGCGCCAGAGTGCATTGTTGCGCTTCATGACCTCGAAGGAGTAGGTGTAGCCAAGGCTTTTCACGTACTCGACCCGAATCATGTCTGTGCCGTGCCACACCTCGACCTCGTACTCAGCGACATTGGCCGCTGCGTCCCACTGAATCGCGCAGTCGGGGCTGGTCCATGCGCCGCCTACAAGGCGCAGGTTGGCAACCATGTTCGGCAGTATTTCGTCAGATGCCAGGGTATGTGAAAACTTTACCGTGGTTGACTTCATTCCGATCCAGGGCTTCGCAACAAGCTCGAATTCGTAGAACCCAGACTTTGCTTCCAGAATCTCGGCGGAGTTGGCGCTTGTCGTGACGACTTCCCACGGCGTTGTGACGCCGTCATTGGTTTTCCTCCACGCAAGCTCGAACCTTGTTTCCAAACTGGTCCAGGAGATGTCAAGGCGAATTGCCAGGGCATCCGGGGTTGTTGGCGAAATGACGTAGGTCGATTCTGTCACTTGAACGCCAGTTGGCGCCAGGGCCGCTGCGGCGATGTTGGATATGACGGGGGTGTCCAGCACAAGGCCGAAGTCAATGCTGTCGAATTTGGCCGGGCTGTGCTCGACGGCCGAGATTTGGTACTCGCCGAACTTGCCAGGAACTTCTGAAATGCCAACCACCCTGGCCAGCATAGGCTTCAGATTGGGCTCAGTCACAATGAACATAGCCCCTGGGCTTGGAGCTGTCGTCAGGGAAGGGAAGGTCAGCTCAGCAAACGCGCCTGCGCCCTGAACCACAGTTCGATCCACAAAACTACCATCGTCCAGGCGCATTGAAACCAGAGCACCAGGGGCTACCAGAACCACCGGGGCGTCGAGGGTGACCGAAGTCAGCGTGGCGCTCGCTACGCGCCCAGCAAGACGCTTCCCTGCCCTGATTGGGTCATGCACCTTGACGACATCACCGGGCACCACCAGCGCAGAGTCAATTCCAACCGAGAAGGTGACAAAGTTGGACTCGTGACGCTCGGTATAGAGAATCCAGCGCCCCACGCGATTGGCCTGGCCGCGCGAAGTGCAGCCAAAGGCGATCACTTCGAGCTTCTTGACGCCGAACTGGGCGATCAACTCAGCGTCCTCGACGTACTCGACCTGCTGCTTGAAGTAATTCGACGCATCATTCCAGGTAACCAGCACGGCCGAGTGACGGTCCTTGCGCGAAGTGCCGCTGTACTGAAAGTCAGAATTGATCACATTTGCGGGACTGTAGATCATGGTCGGATCGACTGGCGAATCCTGGGTGAAGCCAACTTGCGAACCTGACCAAAATGCCATGCCGCGAAACACCGAGGACAAGTCCGACACCAGCTTGAATGCCTCTGCCTGGGTTTGAATCGAAGTGTTTATCCGAAACCTTGGCTCTGTGCCCCCGAATCCGTCATCAACGAGCCCGTCGCAGTATTTTCCGATCTGGTAAAGCTCTGCCTTGTTGACTTGATTCTGTTCAATGAAGGCGCCCAGGCCGTACCGGGCGTTCGTCAGCACATCGTACATGACCCAGGCTGGGTTGTCCGACACTGCCAGCTTGAATGTGCCGTCCCAAATTCCAGAGTAGGCGCGCGTCACCGGGTTGTAGTTCTGCGGGACGCGGATATAGAGCCCGTCAACAAGATAGGACCGCTGGGGCAGGCGACTGAACTGCGATGAGTCAATCCTGACGCTGACCAGTGCCGAGTTGGGGTAACTCAGCTTGGAATTGACAATTTCCGTATAAGAGTCAACCCAGGTTTCATTGACGAGGTTCGATGTCACGGAATCAGGCGTAAGTCGGACGACCTTGATTGCCCACGCTGTGCCCGGCTTGGGAAGGGTGATGAGGTGAGAACGCTGGTATTTTGACCTTGTCTTGCCTGTGATGGTGGGTGATGAAAAAACAGCGAATGGGCCGCCGTTCGTCGAGACCAGGATCTGATAACTCACTGCCGAGCCATGTGTGTCGCCAGTGCTTACATCTATGCTGGCCAGAGCGGGGATCGACATGATCACGCGCACCGAGTCAGCGTTTGGATTAGAGACGGAGAAGGTGTAGCTGATGACGGTCGTGACCTTCACGCCGACAGCGACCGGGGATGCAATGTCACTGAACCCGTCCATCGGCGTCTGCCCTTGCGTCCCGTTGCGGCTGTCGACAGTGACGCCAGCAAAGTTTCTGCTGCCGTCAGCATTTTCCAGCGGTGTTCCGTCAACAAAGATACCCCGCGCGCCATTCACCAGGCCGCCAATTTCACCCTCGCCCACCAAGTCCAAAAGACTGACAAATGCCTTCGACTGCAACGTGTCTTCATCCTCGACCGGGGCTCTTGACTGCTGTNNACTGCTGTCCACCGCCACCGCCACCTGCGCCGGTCAGGTCATGTATTTTGTTCATCATCACCGTGAGTTCCATTCTGGCTGTATTTCTGGCTGCACTGCCGCGACGGCGGCAGTGGCATCGGTTGCTTTCTGCTCTGCTGCGGTCACGGCCGCCATCGCCATCGCCTCGGTCGCCGAGTCGTCAATGTCCATCTTTGCCGAGATGGCGTGCGAGCCCACCAGGACGCGCCCGTAAATCAACTGAACCGGGACGCCCTGGACTGTGGTGTTCGCGGGGCCGTCGAAGTAGTAGGAGGTTTTGTCGCTGCGCTCGTTCTGGTCGCCCTTTTTAGGGACAGGCGTCAATAACCCAACGACACCGCTGATAACCATGCCGACACCAGCTTGAAAGAGGAACTTGCCCACCATCGGGAAGCCATAGGACGTCGCGACAAAGCTTGCCACAATCAACACTGCGCCAATAATGAGCCGACCGGCGCTGCCGCTGCCCTTCATCACCGGCGTAAACCGAACTGACTTGAGCTTTCGCTGCAGCGGGTAGCTGTCCTCAGAAAGCAGCTCTTTTGTTCCGTTCTCGTACTCGCAAGTCACCTTGTAGCAAGAGAATTTCTGCATCTTGGCAATGACCCAGGCACGCAGGCCCGGCTTGTTGGCTTCGATCATGCGCAGCGCCTCCGCCGGTGAACTCACCTGCATGTCCCAGCGCCGGCCGAAATGCTTGCCCATTGCGCCGTCAAGAATGATTTTTGTCAGCATTTGGATTTGTGCCTGAGATGGTGCGTTGTGTCAAGCTTCAAAGCAATTCCCCTTCGACTGGTTTTTCGTTTTATTTAGAATTTGAAGGTTTGATTCAACGTGCAGGCCACATACATTTTTTCCTCGCAGGGGAACGATATGGTCTACCTGGACGTTCTGTCCTGACCTTCGCAAGCATTCGGCGTGCCAGTAAATTTCACTGATCTTCTCGGCGCTGGCCCATGCCGGAGTTGCCATTAGCTTGCGCGCCTGACGCAGCATTTCAGCTTGAGCCTTGTATTCTTTTGTTCTTGACTGCCCGTGAGTTCTGAACGAATTCCCAGTGGTTTCTCGCATCAAGCAACCGCAGGAGCGAGTTGGCTGACGTGACTGTCTTAGCGAAACTCCAAAAACGGCTATCTCATTTCCGCAATCACAAAGACACCGATACTTGCTTTTCTTGCCAATCCCCTGCTCTGCCACATCGAGCACCGTGAGTCGCCCGAACTTTTCCCCAGATTCGATCTGATTGAACTTGGAACTGGAGACGCGCTCGCGGTGAAGACATCCTGCGGATGTCTTCACGCCACCTCTCAGGTGCGAACCGACAGCCAATATGCTTTTTCCACAATCGCAAGCGCATTCAAACTGAACCTCACGCCCTCGGCGTATGCTTGATACGCCAGTGACGACGAGCCTCTCGAACCTATGCCCAACTTCCAATACCTTGGCATTAGAGTGCATCGCAAAATTCCCTTCTTCTTAAATGATGGGTAGTATGCTTCTTCCAGTAGCCGCCGTATATGTCGCGGCGCGACAATCTGCCGTGGGTCTGGTGCATGATGATTTCATCGCCGAGGTAAATGGCGACATGGTTGGGAACCGTCGCGCCTGACTGGATCAGAAACAGATCACCGGCGGTGGGCGCTTGGTCAATGAGTCGGATAAAGCCCTCCTTCTCGTAGCTTTCTGCGAAGAAGTTGTGGCCCAGGTTGGCCCAGTTGTCGATGTGCGGGTAGTTGCCCAGAACGATGTCGAACTCCCGGCGGTAGTAATCGACGATCAGGGAGTAGCAGTCGAAGACGCCAAAAATATACGGCCGGCCGAGGTAATCCATCTCGAAGCCGGAGGGTGTCAGCACCAGTATGTCGGAGAAGGTGAAGGTCTGATCTTCCACCTTCCTGACGGCAAGAATGTACCAAGTCAATTCGGACGACTCACAGGCCGCGCGATCTGCGTCGGAGGGGTTCTCCGACTCTTCGCAGTGAGTGTGCCAAACACCGACCACCTCGCCCATGTCAGACAGCCTGGCAAAGTCTTCTGCCGCAATGCGAAATTGGTTGCGCTTGTCTTCGGCATGGTTTTTGCACTCGAAGATGCGGCTTTTCTTACCGACACTGACTACCAGGCCGCAGGCTTCGTTGGGGTAGGAGGTTTCGCCGGCCAGGCGCATCGCCGCCTTGAGGTCACTGCTGGCATCAACCATAGCGCACTGAGCCCGGGAAGCCACCAAAGGGAATGACTTCGGTGCCAAAGCGCGCGCGGCAGGACGACAGTCGCTTGGTGCAGAAGTCCAGTGCCAATGTGCTGGGCTGGTCATTCCTGTCAAAGTTGGGGCCGATGTAGCTGCACTCTGCACTTCGGTAACGCCAGGAGCAGGAGTTTTGCACCACCTGGCGAGAGGGCAACATCACACCCATTAGGTCAAAGGCAGAAGACAGCTCCCACTCAATGACGTGGCGACTTTCGGTAGCCTTGACCTCGACGAACCAGAGCTCTTCAGGAAGAAACTGGTTCGGGTCAGCGGTGACATTGCCGTCCGGGAAGTTGACCGCATCGAGATACCTGGCAAAGGTGCGCTTGCGCGTCACCTTGGCACCCACAAGGTCGCCCATTTCCATAGACAGCGCAGAAAAGATGCCACCGACATTGGCGACTCTGATCTTGGGCCGGGGCAATGACCCCTTCGTGGTCAACTCAAACCCTTCCGCCTCAATGGGCAGCGGGGTGTGCGAGATACCTTGCCAAACTACCTGCTGCAGTAAGGCATTGGTGCCTGCGTGAAAGTGAAACACGTCGCCACCGAGCGCCGAGGTGTCGATGGTAAATAGCTCGATCAGCGCCGAAGGCGCCAGTGATTGAATTTCGGAACTGATGCTCATGCTCAGAACTCAAAGACCTGTTCAAAGTCCGCGGAGATGGTTCGGTAGCCACCGGCACCAACGCTTTTCCACTCGCGACAGACAAAGATCAGGGTCAGCCCCAGTGGCGTAACCCAGTAGAAGCTCTCGGTGGCATTGCGCGCGCGCAGGAAATCAAGAACCAGCGCCGACTTGACCGGCGTCATGGTAAACGAAACGCTCCACTTTTCGTGGGAAGTGTTCAGACCCAGAGGCAAGCGCACCTCGTAGCCGTCACCAAACTTGGTGGGCTGGACGTTTGGCTTTTGCGCAAGAGCGGCGCCCCGGTCTGAGGGCCACTCGAAGGTTTGTCGAATAGGCATGATTGAGTATAGTCACCGATGACTTATTTGTAAAGGACACCGCCGGGTCGCTGGCCCACCACCAGCTCTTCCCGAACCACTGATCGCACCCGTTCAGCCAGCTTCCTCCAGCCGCCGACTTCGTCAGATGCACTGCTCTTGTCCTCACCACCGCCCGGCGTCACATTGATCTGGATGGTCACGCTGGTGCCACCCTGGCCTCCGGACATCGTTACCGGGATGCTGCGACCGTCAGGCAGGGGCACGTAGGCTTCCGGGCCAGCTTCCCCGTACATGGCCAACTGAGGGCTTCTGGCGATGCCACCGGCGGCGTACTTGCGCAGCGGGACGCTGCCCATGTCGGTCATGATGCCGCCGTCTGCAAACCTGACCCCTGCCGTCGGGAGCGAATAGTCAACCGCAGGCATGTTGCCCACAGAGGCAGACAAGCTGCCAGGTGCCAGCATTCCTGCCCCCAGCGACAGCAGTGTTCCGAGAACGCCACTGCCTCCAGCCCCGCCTGAGCTTGCCTGCAGTGCTGACGCAAACGCATAGACTGCTGTCGTGGCGATGCCAATCGAGCCAGAGAAGGTTCCAGAAGCGATCGCCTCCTGACCCTGAGCTGCAACGCCGGCGATCAGCGCCTGCGTCGAAGCGTTCACGCCCTCGGTGGTCATGGCGCCCAGGCTGTCCTTGGCGGCCTTGGCTGCGTCGCCCATGCGAAGGGTGCTTGCTGCTGCAGCCGCAGCATCTGCGCCCGGGCCTGCGCCCGGGCCGATCACGCTGCCGAGCATCTTCATTCCGCCGCTCACGAAACCCTTCATGGGGTCGGCAAACATATCCTTCAGTTGAAGCTTGAGCATGTCGCTCGCGATGGACTTGACCAGTGATCCAAACTCCAGCTTTCCAGTTGACGCTGCGTCAACGAACATGTCCACCGTGCCGTTGGCCCAGCTCGCGCTGGCATCTTTCATCTTATTGGTCGTGAGCGTCCATTCGCGAGACAGCTTTTCGATTGGCGACTCAAGCTGTCGCGCAAGCGCAGCGGCACGGCTTTCTGTGCCACTTCGCATTGCTGCCTCAAGGGCGGTCGTGTCCACACCCCTGGCTTTCTCCAGGCGAATTCTTTGGTCGTTGGCGTCCCGGATTGACTTTTCGTTGATGTCGTAGAGCGCGCGCGCCTTCTCGCGCTCGTCGGTGATCAGGTTCGCGCTGGCGATGGAGTTGCTCTCGACCAGCTTGCGCGTTTCGTCGGCAACATTCTTGGTTGCAGCAGAGAGGTCGATCAGCTCGACCTTGTTCCTGGCCTCCTTCACCAATGCGACATAACGCTCGACACTGATATTGAACTTCTTTGCCTGCTCCTCAAGTGCCCCCGGGGTCATGCTCAAGGTGCTTAGAAATTCGTCAAACCTGTTGGTCCTCTTCTGCTCGGGCGTCCCGAACGGATCTGCCATCACCAGCTTGGCGTGCAGGAAGTCGGGTTCGAGCTTGTTGACGAAATCTGCAATCTTCTTGGCGTCGCCAGCAACGACGCTGGTCATCTCCAGCTCTTCTGCCATCTTGCGGGCGGCGCTTACCTCGCCCTCGTTTGGCGCGCGCTCCTTGGCACCCTTGCCCCTGACGTTCAGATCGCCATTCTTGACCTTCTGGTCGAACTCGGCCAGGGCCGCCATGACACTGTCGGCCTTGTGGGTCGTGTCAAGCAGGCCCTTCAGCTCCACATCGACCTTGGCTTTTTTCTCCTTCAGGTCTTCAATGAAGGCTTGGTACTTATTGTCGCCCCGAGCCCCGCCCTTTGCNCCCTTGTCGGCCGCCGGCTTGTNGGTGACCTTGCTTTCAATGGCCTTGTTGGTGGCNTCAAGCTCGCTCTGAAATTGTTTTTCCGCAGCAGCCTGCTCTTCGTAGATTTTCAACTGCGCCGAACGCTCTGCCGCGCCGGTCTTCGGGTCATTNGCAATGGCCGCGGCAGCAAGTTTTGCGGAGGCTGCCGTCTCCTTGTTGTCGCCGAGCCTTTTCAACAAAATCTTGCGCTGCTGCGCGATGAGTTCGTTGTTGACCTTTTGGTATTCCTTGCTTTCCCCGAGACCTGCGGCCTTCATGGCGGCAAGCTTTTCGCTTTTCGCCTTCTCGATGCTGGAGGACTCCAGCATGGATGCTTCGGTCGTGGCGTCGATCAGGCGCTTCGTGCCAAGAGCGATTTCGCTCACCCGGCCGCGAACTGACTCTTCCAAGACCGCCCTAGCCCCGAGGTCGAAGGTCTTCTGCGCTGCCAGAACGCCTTCTTGGGCCGTCTTCAGCAGCGCGGATTCCCTATCAAACTGTTCTTTCGACCTGGCTTGCGGCATTTTTGCACCGCTGACACCCTCGGCAAAGCGCAGCTTTTGCTTGGCCATCTGAAGGGCTTGTGCGTTTTCAGCCTGCTCTGCAGCGGTGGTCGTGCCGGCAGCGGCACG